CAGCCGCCCCGGTTCGCGCCGATACTACCACGGGATCAGGGAAAACCCCGCAGACGATGCGTCCGCGGTTCACATCCAGCCGAATCGGACCGCTCGCGCCGGTCGCCAGGAAGGCGAGGATCTGCCGCCAGATCGCCGGCGGGATCGGGAGGTCAGCCACTCACGGGCTCCCGAAATACCCAGTTGCGGCAGCGCGTTTTGCGGGCAGCGCGGGTCTTGCTATTCCGAATCGTCAGAGATTCAGACCGCCCTCCCTTCGACGTTGACGCGCGACCGAATGGGTTGACCGCCGCGACTCGCTCGTCGTCGCGCCTTGCGTCTCCTCTGCCTCTTGGAGGCCCCTCCGTCTCACGCCGCGCAGTTTGAGCGTTGCCGGGACCGCGTAAGTGGCCTATTATGCGGCCATGACATGCAGGGCTCAGGGGTGCGGAAGTCCAGTCGTCCGAAGTAGGCGGGCCATCTACTGCTCGGAGATTTGTAAACGCGCCGATGCCAAGGCCAAGTACAAAGCCGCCAACCGACGCCTGGGTCTCAGCACCGCCACCGTCGGCGCCTTGAGCGAACTCCGCGCCTCCGCTGACCTTCTCTCTCGCGGGCTCGCAGTGTTCAGGGCGCTGAGTCCTTCCTGTCCCTGCGATCTGGCTTTCCTGCATTCTGGTCGTCTCTATCGAGTCGAGGTGAAGACGGGCAGTCGCTCTCTGACAGGGCGCAATTACCTCGTCCGATCCGACCCGGGGCTCTACGACATCTTGGCTCTGGTTTTTGGTGACGGCACGATCGAATATGAGCCGCCGCTTGAGAGTCTGGGGTTGTCTGCTCTCTGATTCTCCTCTGCCCGCACAGCGGCTCATCGCACGTCGCGATCGCAGCCGAGGTCCATCAGATCCAAGCATGCCCATCGCTCCGGGTGATCCACTCTGGACATGAGTTGGCCGCACCGCTCGCACCGAGGGCGTGGTCCAGGTGGTGGCGCGACGAGGTCAAGCGTCATCACGATCATCGCGCTTCTCCTCTGCCGCACAGCGGGTCATCGCTTGCGGTGTCCGTTCGCCCACGCAATGGTGCAGGCACGCGAGCAGCGGAGCGCTGACCTGTTCTTCGTCCGGTCTTGGTAGCGCTTGCCACAGTGCTGACACCGACGAATCTCGTAGGCAGCCACGAGGAGCAGGCCGCGTCCAAGATCAACCTGGATACGCCTCATCGCCGCGCCTGCCCCTCCCGCCCCGTCTTGGTGTTCGCGCAGGCATCGCACCGGGACGCCAAGTTCTCAAGGTCATCCGTCCCGCCGTTCACCTTGGGGATCACGTGATCGACCTGCGTCGCCGGTGCCCCACAGGCGCACGCGTACCCGTCCCGCTCGAGCGCCCGCTTCCGCTGCTGCTGCCACGCCCACCCATACCCCCGCGACGCCGAAGACCCGCGCCCCTCCCACCGCCCGCGCACCGGATGCAGCGCGCAGGGTTGCAGGTTCCCGCACTGCGGCGCGGAACACGGGCGGCGTGGTTTCCAGGGCATCAGGTCGCCAGCCTTTCCCAGTTGATCCGCTGTGATACCGGATGGTCGTTCCAGCACAGGGATCGGCCGCAGATAACGCCATCGAACTCCTCGAAGTACGTCATGGGCTCGCCATGACGGGCTGGCTGGCCGCAGCGGGAGCAGACGGGTGGATGCCTACGCGGACTCGTCCCATCGGCGTCAAGTAGCGCATCGAGAAGTAGCACGAGCTGGTTGATGCTCACCGGCGCGTGCGGATTCGCCGCCTGTCGCCATGAATCGCGGATGGACACGAGCAGCGTTCGGTTCACGGCTTCCCGTCCCACCAGCACCAAGACTGCCGGCTCGAGCTTCGGTTGGCTTCCTGGAATTCCCTGACCGCATCGCAGTCGGCTTGGTTTCGGAACGGACCCACGCGCACCGACGGCACGTTGTTGAACGGGAACGTGACGAGGAACCACCACGCGATCAGGGCTGTCCTCACGGTGTTACCAGCCCGCTCCCGTTGCTCGTCGGGCGCGCGATGCGACCCACCTGCACCTCGATCGGCAGCCCCTTGTCGACGAGGTTCACCTGCGCCATCTTCGCCAGCTCGACCACCTGGTCCCGGTCCAGGCGCACGTCCAGCAGATTCCCCGCGGGATCGCGCACGAGGACGAACCCGCACGCGAAGAGCGCCACGACCAGCGCCTCGGCCGACAGCGGCGTGGTGGTGGCCCCGTCGACGAGGGCGATGCGGGGGGTGGGGAGGCTCGGCGCTTCCGTCTCCTGCGCGTCGTCGGTCATCGCGTCTCCCGTGAAGTCGCGTTCAGCATGTGTGCGATCCCATGGACAACTTCGCCCGTTGGTGGTCCATCCGGTACTCCTCGAGCCTGGTCTTCTTCGCGCACTCTGGTTGCTCGAGCTGATGGACTAGTACCGACTCGAGGTCGGGGCCAAGGTGGCCACACCAGCGACACGTGACCGTCAGCTCGCCCCGCGGAACCCTACCTGCCCCCGTCATCGCGGGGCGCCTTTGAGTTCGCGGTCAAGCTCCGCCAGGGCCAATGCCCCGTGCTCGTCCGGGGTTTGCTCTGGTCGTTCGGCTTGGACGCGCCGGAGAATCTCGCCATACCGCCCGATCGGTGGGCGTGGCAGGGCGCCGTTGACTAGGCTGCCGATGTGGACCGCCGGTCGTGTCCCCGCGTCGTGTCCGCTGCTCGGGTGTTCCCCTTCCAACTCACCAGGTGCTGACTCTGAACCCGGGTCGCCGGGCGCCGACGCGCGTGCAGTACCACCAACGGCAGAATCAACGTCTTTGACTTTGTCTTTGATTCTAAGACTGACAGACTGATGCCCTAGCAGTCTCGGCGTAGCTAACGCGTTAGCTTCGGCGTTAGGCTCATCTGCACTAACACCGTTGCGCCCATCCTTCCAGCGGTGATAGCGGCGGCGCCCGGAGGCGAGCGCGGCCTCGGCCTGCTCCTTCGACAGGTTGTGCTCGAGGTAGCCGTGGACGAGATAGCCGCCCTTCGCCTCCACCCATGACCCCACCTCCAGCAGCGCGGCGACCGCCCGCTTGAGTGTGCTCGCGGACAGGCCCGGGACGAGTGACTTCACGGAAGCGGCCTCGAGGAATCCATCCGTGCGGTAGACGGTGCAGTGATCCACGCTACAGATCCACAGCCACGACGGGAGCGGGCCACACTTCAGCCGCTTCGGGTGTCGGGTAAAGCCGGGCTCGAATCGTGACCAAGCCATAACCCTCCTAAGTCCGTGCGAGCCGAGGCGGAAACGCATGTCTCCACCCACGTGAGCGGTTGCAGTGTCGGCAAGCGAGTACAAGATTGTCTGCCGTTGTGGGCCCGCCGAGGTATTCCGGCACTACGTGATCGAACTCCAGATCCTGAAACGAGATCCACCCGACCGCCTTGATGTTCTTTGTCCGCCACCAATAGGCGTACCCGAGAGCCCCGCACCCCCAATGGCACGGGATCTCAAGTCGCACCTCCTTCCGAATTGGTTGGCGATGGTGCCGCAGTAACAGCGCCATCCGGATCGGCATGCCTATAGTGCCGACCTTGCGATGCTGGCGATGCTCCGGTTTGAGCGTGCGTATGCGGGGCATACCCTAGGCGCCATCTCCCTTCCCTTGGCCGAACAGTACGCGCACGCGCCCCGCCGCCCTCATCGCGCGGCCTCGAATAGCTCGAGGTTGTTCCGCTTCCGATAGCGCGTCGCTGAGGCGTGGCGCCGATGGAGCGGCTGGTCATAGCGCAAGTGGCAGCGCTGACACATCGCCTTGAGGTGGCCCGCCTGCCCGCACAGGGGCTCGCAGCGGCAGGGGCCGCCATCGGCGTTCAGGTGGGCCACGGTGAGCACGATCCGCCCGCGCGCCCACACCGCGGGCTCACCCTGCCGCTCGTTGCAGCGCCGTGGACCGGGATGCGTCCGGTGCAGGCCGCACTCGCCCTCGCATTCGCAGCGCCCCTCTGAGCGCTCCCGGATGGCGCGCGAGACAGCCTTCCAGTCGGCGGGGTAGTCAGCGGTCCTCACTCCCGCCCCCGCACCACCACGCCGAGCCGATACCGCCCCGGCTCCGGCTCCACCCGCGTGTCCTGGAGGCTCAGCGTCACGTAGGCCTCGCGCCCCGACACGCCCGGCCAGAAGCGCATGATCGACAGCGCGAGATGGGCCTTCCGCTGCGGGCCGATCCCCTCCAGCGGGATCACCACTGGGCTCGGCCCCGGCTGGAGCCCGGGAATGTCATCCAGCCCGATCAGCACCTGCACGGCCCAGCGGCCCTCGTGTGGCAGCGTGACGGGCTCGGTGAGCATGACCTGGACCCACCCGTCGCCCAGAGGAATCACGGTGTAGTTGTCCTCCGCCTGCGCGGGGGCGGCACAGAGGAGGAGCAGCGCGAGGGCGAGGGCGCGGGTCATCGGTCTAAGTCCGTCCCACAGTCGAGACACGTCGACGTGCCGGGCCGCTTGCGATGGCCGAAGAGGTTCTGTTTGTTGCACCACTCCTGCATGGCCTTGTAGATCGCCTCGTTGGACCCTCGCGTTGCCGCATCGGGCGACTCGACGTCCATGCCGTTGCGGCGCATCCGATCGTAGCGTGGAGCATTCACGTCCGTCTCCTTCTCCGGCCGCGCCGGGCGTCAGGGGGGAGGTCAGGATCGGGCTCACCCGGCCAGAGGTGGCCCGCAATCGGGGGCTGGGCGTACCCCGGGCACTCCCAGTCACAGAGCGAATTGGCCAGCGCCGCACCAGCATCCCGCCCGTGCGGCTTCTTGCGCAGGCCACAGACGGTGCAGATAGGCGCGGCCCAGCAGGCCGGCGTGTGCGCCATCACGCCCCCGGTCCCCGCTCGGGCGCGGCGGGTGGGAGCACTGATCGTGCATAGTCCATCGCCACACGCCCGACTGATTCCCACGAGAGCGGCGCCCGTGGCCCGAGCGAGCCGTCCTCGTCCCATCCGGCCGATAGGTCGACGATGGCTTTGAGCATCTCCTCCATCTCAGTCACTCGCTCGCACCGCGCCACCACCGCCGCCAGATCCGCCGCCAGCGTGGACGGGATGACGCCGGGGATGGGCGGCTGCGCGGGGCGGATGTAGGCCGACGCCCAGGTCACGAGGCGGGTCAGCGGGGGGAAGGCGGCCATGTCAGGGGGCCTCATGTCCATCCGAGTTCGTGCGCGACGTCGGCCGGGCTCTCGGCCTTGAACGCGACGCAGCCATCCTTGCGGGCCATCGCCAGAAATGTCTCCTGCGCGGGCCGCAGCTTGCCGCCCGGGCGCTTGACTTCGATGAAGAGCGGGCACGCGCCGACGACATTGGTCGCCTGCGTGCGCGCGATGGCCCAGACCGGCACCCAGCCCATGATGTCGGGCAGCCCCTTCACGCCGATGTGCGAGGCCCGCCGGTAGCCTGCGCGCTCGCGATTCATCCCGAACGCCACGACACCATGGGCGTGGAGGAGGCGCAGAATCTCGGCCTGAATCACGCGCTCGCGCCGCTGGGGTCGCACCGCGCGCAGGCTCATACCCGCCCCGTCCGCGCAAGCCCGGCGACAACTTCCTCGGCGCAGCCCCGGCAGATCCGGCGGCGGGGCCCGGCTCCGGGCGCGCTGGGATCCGCGTAGAGCTCGACCGCGCCGATGGTGAGCGCGGCCAGGCAGAGCGCGCAGAGGGGGACGAGTGTATTTACAACACGCCCAGGTGAAGAACTATGGCCCCGTAACCGCGCGGATTCGTAGGGGCGGGCCCGGTGAGGACAAGACACGTGCTTCTGCGCCATTTCAATCATTCCGCACCTTTACGTGGGTTCTATCCGGCTGAAATCGGACTGGAGAAGACACGTGGGCAAGACACCGCCCGCCATCTTCTGCTCGAGATCGTCCATCGCCCGGTCCATCGCGGCGTCGGCGACCTGGGTATACAGCATCGTCGTGGCGATCGATTCGTGGCCGAGGATGCGCTGGACCAGGCGGACGTCCATGCCCTGCTCGAACAGCAGGGTCGCCGTCGAGTGGCGCCAGCGGTGCGGGGTGCAGTCGGCCACCTCCGCCCGCACGCCCCACTTGGCCACCATGTACTCGATCCGGCGCACCCGCACCGGCGCCCCCTTGCGCTCGAGCACGAGGCCGCCGGCGAGGAGGCGGGCTTGCACCAGCGGCGCCGCCACCCAGGCCCGGAGGCTCGCGTCGAGCTCGCGCAGCATCGGGACGATGCGCTCCTTGTTGCCCTTGCCCACGATCCGCAAGGCCCCCCGCTGCTCCGCGTTGGTCAGTCGGACGTGCTTCCAGCGGAGCAGGGAGACCTCGTGGACGCGCAGACCCGCGTAGTAGAGCAGGCTGCGCAGCGTGGCCTCCTCCGGCGTCACCTCGAGCGCCAGCAGCCGCGCCCGCTCCTCGAGGGCAAACGGCCGCGGCGCCCGCTTGGGGCGGCGGATGCGGGGCGCGGCCTCGACCATCGGGTTGACCAGGACCAGCCGTCGCCGGAGCGCCCACTTGCCGAACTCGCTCAGCGCCGAGCGAGCCCGGATCTTGGTCTCGGCCGCGAGGCCCCGCTCCTCCTTCTTGCGGAAGAAGAGTCGGATCACCTCCGGCGTGAAGGAGGACACGTTGTCCCCCTTCTCCACCGTGGCCAGCGAGACCATCAGCAGCAGATCGCTCTTGTAGGCCTTGTAGGTAAGCAGGCTCCGCTCGGCCTGTAGCTCCTGGAGAAACTCGTCCACCGCTCGGCTCAGCCGCATGTGCCGTGCCCCTGGGCGCAGAGTGGGCCGCTCCGAGGCGACCCGGCGCGGGGGCATGATGGAAGCGGTGGCGAGCATGGTCAACCCTGCGCCCGCGGCAACGCGAGGATCTGCTCCGGCGAGAGGACGGGGGGCATGCCCTACCCTTCGTCCTCGACGTGGCATTGGCACCCGCACGGGTAGCGATCGGCGCGCCCGCTGCACTGCGCGTGCTGGCCGTCGTGGCACTCCTCCGACATCACTTCGGCATCAGCGCGACGAGGTAGTCGCGCAGCTTCGTCAGTTGCTCGGCGTCGGCGTACCCGAGGCTGACGCCCGCCTGCTCCTTCACGATCCCGTCCCACGTCTTCCCCTCGTAGCCGAGGGCCACGCGGGCGGCCTCGATCTCGGCCTTGAGCGCCTCGGGGTCGGCCGCGCCCTGGCCCTCGAGCTTCTCCGCCAGCTTGTCGAGCGTCGACCCGCCGCCGTTCTTCTCCGCGCCCACCAGCTCGGCCCCCTCGATGATGCCCAGCTCTTGCGGCAGGCCCATGTCGTCCTTCTCCGCGAGCGCCACGGCGGTCTGGAGCTCGACCGACGCGGGCAGGTACTTGCAGAGCCGGATGATCACCGTCTTCTTGGCCATCATCGGCCAGGCCGTCTTCCACGCGCTGTCGTCGCGAGTGTCCTTGGCATATCGCCGCCGGTGCGCCTCGATCTGTTCCCGCGTCAGCACGTCGAATTGCCCGTGCCCGTTCAGGAGCTGGCAGACGGCGTAGACGTGGGTGATCTTCGTCTCGTCGTCCTCGCCGCCCGGGATGTGGACGAGCTTGGGATGCAGCCCGAAGGCGTACTCGAAGCGGTCGCCCGCGTACACCTCGCGCGCCTCGAAGGATGCGATCTCCTTGGACCGTCGGGCCAGGTCCATGAGCCCCTGATACCCCGGCTGGAAGTTGGCCTCGGTCACACCCTTGCGATTGTTCTTCCGCGGGATCAGGAAGGCGCGCGCGCCGTGGCCGTCCGGCATGAGCCCGAGCTGCGACGCCTGGATGATCGCACCGACCAGGCTGATCTCGGTGCACTCCAGCAGGAGCGGGTTGCGTTGGACACACGTCATGGCGACGCGCAGCATCTTGTCGGCCGTGAGGTGCGCGGGCAGCGCGATGGCGATCTGGCCCTTGGAACGTTCCAGGAGCGTGCGGACGCTCTTGACCTTCTGGTCGTAGGGGACGATTTGCGTGCTCATTTCTTCAGCCTCCGTAGCTGTCGGTAGCTCGTCGCGGCGGCTTGATACGCCTCGCGTGCGACGGTCTTCCACGTGTATCTGGCGCCGTCGGGGAGCAGGCCCGCCTCGGCCTCGCCGATCGCGGCCTTGATCTTCGCCTCAGCCTCCTCTTTGATCCGCATCCACTTCTTGACCTCGGCCGTCGCGATCTCTCGGTCAGCGTCCCAGGTGACCGCCTCGCCCCGCAGCGGAACCGTGATGCCCGCCGCCTCGCGCGGATAGAGCGCCGCGAGCACCTCCTTGTCCTCCGCGCCGGCGGGCGGCGGGTCGCCGAGCTCCACCCGGCGCCAGAACTCCGCGAGCCGTTCGCGCATCACGCCGATGAACTTGTCGTTGCGCTCGAGGTCAACCCACCGGAAGTCCTGGCCGCCGATCAGGACCGCGAACGACACCCACGCGCGGCCCGTGACGAGGAGCTGGTGTTGCCCCTGCACCTGGACATGCGCGGGTGCCTCGTCGGCCCAGTCGTCGGCCCTAAATGCGTTGGTCGACTTGATCTCGAGGATGGACGGCACGTCCTTGCCATCCGCCGTCAGGATCTCGCGGTCGAGCGTGGCGAAGAGGTAGGGCACGTCCTCCGAGCGCGCGATGGTGAAGCGCCCCGGATCGCGCAGCGTGCGGCCCGTCTCCCGGATGTACTCCCCCGCGATGATCGGCTCGAGGAGCTTGCCGAAGCGCATCGCGGGCGTCTCCTCCGAGTCGGGGAGCAGGCCCCGCTTGCGAGCATACACGCTGAGCGGCGTCTCAAAGGGCGAGAGCCCGAGCACCGCGGCCGCGTCCGAGCCCCCGATGCCGGAGCGGCGAGCGGCGAGCCAATCGGCCTCGGTCGCGTAGGTCTCTTCCTTCACCGATCCACCTCCTGCATCGTCCGCAACATATCCGCGCACTCGGAGCAGACGTCGCTCGGGCCCGCGTCGCCGCAGAAGAGACACGTGACGGGCACCGGCTGCACGAGGAAGCGCCCCAAGGGATTCGGGACCGACCAGACCACCTAGGCCACCACCTTCGGCTTGCGCGGCTTGGCCACCTCACCGACGCGCTGCGCGAGGACGCAGGCGTGGTCAAGGAGCCCGCGCATCTGCACAAGGCGCAGTGCCATCGGCGGTCCGCCCCCTGCTGGAGCCGCGCCGCCCTCCGTGAGCCGTCGCATCTCAGCCAGGGTAGCGATCAGTTCTTGCTTCGGGCTCATGCACTCTCCTTTTCTCCGTGGACGCACCGCCGCACGTGCTCAGCAATCGCCAACGCCTTCGCCTCTTCCCCGCTCCCCGCGCTCACACCGTGGGGGCAGATCTCGGGCCAGTCGGCGCAGAACTTGACGTACGCCTCGTAACCACCGCGCCGCCGCGACACCACGCCGACCTGGAAGCTGCGCAGGTTGTCGGGTAGGCGTGACGGCGGCGCGACCGGCGCCAGCATGGCCAGCGCCACCTCGGCAGGCGTGAGCGCATTCGGCGCGTCGGTCCACCCGCGGACCTTCCAGGGCGCGGGCCGATGCGAACGCGCGCGCGTGCTCATGGCTCGACGCTCACGATGGGGTCCTCGAATCCGCAGCACGACTCCGCGTCCTGCTGCATGTCCGTCATCCGAAATGTCAGGCTGGCCCCGCGACGGATCACAAGCGATGTCACTTCCACCGACTCGCCGACTCGGAGATCGGCGCTGCGATGGTAGGCATAGCGCCCGCTCCGGCAGGGGGACTCCTTCGGCCCATATTCGGAGGTCCGCTCTATGACGGTCAGACGGAATCTTCCCTTGCTGATCTCATCAACCGCGTACTTGCCGCGAGCCGTCGCCACGATCACGACCGACTCTCCGCATGCGCGGGCGGGTTAGCAAGCACGACGATCCCCTTCGCCTCGAGATTCGCGCGCACAATGCACTCCGCGACGCCCTGGCGCGCCCGAAGCAGAGCCGCGTCAATGTGCGCGCCACGCACGGCGAGCGCGTGTTGCGCCTCGCGGATGCGACGCTGCTCTGCTTCGAGCGCGGCGATCACTAGGACCGCTCCTCGTCCTTCGGCTTCTCCCCCTCGGGCGGGGTCTCCGGCTCCTTGTCGTCCTGTCCGGGTCCGGGCTGCTTCTCCATCGCGTGTCCTCCTGGTTGGGTGTGCACAGCAGGGGCGCCCACCTTCTCCAGCAGCGCCCGGGTCCGGCCGATCAAGCTTGCCTTCGACGGGCTGGTCACGTCGCGGGCCTTGGAGTCGTACTCGCGGAGGAGCGCCAGCATGTCGACGTAGCCCATCCGCAGCGCGTCCCGTTCCGCGATCACGTCGGCGAGAATGCAGTCGGCGTCCCGCTCGTTGTTGACCGGGATCGTGAAGACAGGCCCGCCGCTCCGACCATTCTCACTGCGCCGCGCGAGCACCGCCGGGTCAGGGTGCCACGTGGCCTCGCAGAACCGCGAGAGGGCCTCGTGCGCCTCCTCGGTCGTACGCGGCTTGAACTCGCGCGTACCGACACCGGAGCGTCGGACCACGGGCCAGACGGCCTGCTCGCTCACGGCGCCACCATGACGAGCAGGAGCCAGAACGCGCCCGCGCAGGCCAGGCACGCGGCGAACCCGAGCGCGTTGCGGATCATCGCCCCATGTCCTCGACGTACTCCAGGCGCGCGGCCACGAGCCCCAGCGGCTCCGCGACATTGATGCCACGGGCCGAGCACTCCGCGCCGAGGGCGCCGGCGAGATGCGCCAGCTCGGACAGGGGCGCGGCAGCGAGGTACGCGGCCAAGTTGGCGTGGTGGGCCTGCGCGCGGATGGCCGCGAGGTTCTGCATATGAATCTCGGTAGCGGTAATCATCGTGTTGCCTCCTGTTCCATCTCAGCCAGCTCCTCCGACTCGTCGAACGCCGTCCCGACGCCCCGCGCGCAGGCGATGAGGAACGCGACGGCGAGGAGGGCGAGCCCGGCCCATTCGGATATGCTCATCGCGAGGCCTTTGTATGCCGAGTTGTAAGACTCGGTTTGCGGCAAAACTCCTCTGGAGTGAGGTCCGCGACTTCGGCGATCCACCGGACGAGCAACAGGAGGCTTCCCCGATCAAGTCCCCATTCACTAGGGAACTCGATCGTGATCTCGCCGGTCGAGTTGACCCAAGCCACTTCGGTCAGCCTGCCGTCGTCATCCGGCATGCGCAGCGTCCCCAGCTTCGCCATGTCGTCCATCAGGCTCACGCCGTCACCCGCTCGCGGCTGGGCACCCAGCGGCCGGTCCCGGGACACAACGACTCGTTGCCGCCCTCCGCCGCCGCACGGCTGTCGCTGACATGCACGCCGAGGTACGCCTCCGTGTGCCGCCCGTCCTTCCGTGGACGCCCGGAGCCGTGGTAGACGAGCGCGATCCTGCGCGTGCAGACGGGACAGTCGACGCGAGTCACTGCGGTGGCCATCAGGCGTGTCCTCCTCGGGCTTCACACCCTCGACACATGGAGCCCCGCGTGACCCTGCCGCATCCGGCACACGGGCCGAGCGGGCTGCGCTGCTCGGCGGGCGAGCGGCGATTGGACAGGATCACCGGCCGCTTCGTCATGCCGTCGTGCTGCGGGGTCATCCCTGGCATACGTAGCCCCACCCGAACAGCGGCACCTCGTCGGCGCGCTCCGAGACCATTGACCAGAGCGTGATGCGCCAGAGTCGCTCGTGCGGCACCCCGCCCCGATCGATATTCCACACGAGCGAGACATCGCGCACGGGCAAGCCATAGGACACCAGCACATCGAGCGCGCCGAATCCGATCGCGTCGCTCGGGCCAGCGATCAGATCGACCGTCGGCCGGTCGTACGAATGCCCCGGGCCCCCTTGACACGACTGACACGTATCGAATCCGCGCGCGCGCAACAGCCGGACCGCGAACCGAATCCCCTCATCGAGCCCGGCGTAGTCAGCATCCGGCCACGCCTTCGTGCGGAACGGCATTCCGCTCTGCGTCGTCAGCACGCGATCCTCCATCACGCCGCCTTCTCCCGCGTCGGCTTCGGCGCCACCCGCTCCACGCGCGCCGGGTGCAGCACGCGGTGGGCGTCGAGGAGGGCGACGGTCGCGTAGGTGGATGGACACGACGGGCAGAGGTAAATCACGCGCGCCCTCCCGCCTTCGCCATCTTGGCCCCGAGGTCCAACGCCATCTGAATCCGCGGCATCAGCGCGCGAATCTCCCCCTGCAACGACACCAGCAGCTCCGCCGTCCTCGCCTCCTTCGGCCGCACCTCGTAGCCGAGCAGATCGGCCAGGGTGAAGAGCACGGAGTGATCCCCGGTCACGCGCAGGAGCTTGACCAGGTGCTCGTCGTCGGCGGGAAAGTGGCGGCTACTGTCACCGCCGAGCGTCGTCCGCATGGAGAGTTCCGACGGCGAGTAGTCGAGTTCCGCCGCGAGCGCCTTCATGGGCAGCTTCGACGTGACGGCGGTGCCGTGGATCGCCTCACGCAGTGACGGGAAGATCCGGCCATCGGCTGTCACCGCGCGGCCTTGCGGCGCACTGTGAAGCGGTGTGAAGGAATCCAAATACCTTCACTTCCCTTCACGGTCGGTATCGAAAAAAAATG